CCATTGAAATGCTTGATAATCCAAGTCCGTTAAACTTTTTTCCTATGTTCTGCCATAGTGTCTGCGCTTCGTGCGTTTTTGCTTTATCCATCGCTAAGCCAATCAGAGCCTTTTCTTTGTCTTCACCAATAGTTTCAGCAAGCATAAGTATCTGATTTTCATTGAGATAACTTCGACCTTTTCTTACTTCTGTGAGCATTTGAGGGCTTACACCTAGGTCATGAGCAATCTGCTTGTATTGAATGTAGTTCATTTGCTCTTTATAAGCATCAATGAGCTTGTTTGTGTACATTTCTGCTTTTCCTCTAATCACGCTATTGGACTGATTTTAGTCTTTTAGTACAGATTTTGCTGTGTTGACGGTACAGAAATATCTGTATTTAATCACTACAGAATTTACTGTATCAGACCGCCTTAGCTTTGGGCGTTTGCCCTTGACGCTTTCGCGCTTGGCTTTGGCGGTCACTCTCTCAACTAGTCAGGTGGTTGTAATGATCGTATTAGAAACTGAAGTTCAAAACGTTAATGTTAAAACGTTAACGCTCCGTCACTTCGCAGTGTCTCACGTTCCAGCTTTCAAACTTTGTTACATCACTACAACTGACATCTTTGAAGAAGTCGTCGTTCCTTTCAATCACTTTGGCTACTGCATTAGCACATTCGAAAACAACCAAGAGTCCTTTGGTTATCTCTCGGTTGGCGATTACGAGTTTCGCTTTGAATCTGACGAGCATGAAGTTCTATGTCGTTTCTTAGGCATGACACCTTCAAAAGCGACGGCTTTAGAGGCTCAGTAATCATGAACGAAGCTCAAATCATCTATTACGACTTGCTGCCTGACTACACTGTGTCTGTGTTGGTCAAAGGTTGCGACGAATGGGATTTGCTTAAATCCATGTCTCATCTTGAGTCTTGGGCTTCGTCTCAGTTCGCTTCTTATGAGTTGGTGTCCATCACCAACACGACTGTTGAACAACGTATCAATTTGGGGGTGTTCGATGACTACTGCAACTAACATCCTCAAGAAGTTCGATGAGCAAAGCGTTCATATTGATTACCTGTGTTTTACGTTTGCTGTGAAAGACTTACGTCATTGTCATGATGCGGTTCGTCGATTGCACAAGCATGAGGAATACAAAGGCTTTGCCAAATCTGGACTGTTACAGCGTCACTGTCGTGCACCTAAGTTCCCTGCTCCACCTGTGTTTAATCCGACGGTCGCTCAGACTTCCGACGAGATTGATGCGTACAACAAAGCGTTTGATATCTGTTATCGCAATTACTTGGAAGACTGCTTGCGCATCTTCACCAACCAAGTGCTTGGTTTGTCGCTGTCAGCACCTCGCGGTTTGGGTTTCCAGTTCTACACCGAATCCATGAAACTGACTTCGCCAGATGGTGAGGACTTCTGCGGCTTCGTTGGTATCGGCGGTAACAATGACACGGTGCATTTCCAAATCAACGGAACGGGATGCAAGCATGTATTTGCCCGTCGTCCTACGTGGTCGCTACATGACTGGCTGACCAATGTGCTTGGTGTACAAACTTTGGCGCGTGTTGACTTGGCCTATGACGATTACGACGGGATTTTTGATTGCGAATACGCTTACAAGGCGTGGCGTGACGACTGTTTCCGCACCGCTGAACGTGGTCGTGGTCCTGTGCTTCATGAAGACATGACCATTGCCAGTATCGGCAAAGATGGAAAACCGATTTACACCAAAGAGCAATACTCAATTGGTTCGCGTACCTCGCGCATTTACTGGCGTATCTACAACAAGGCTCTTGAGCAGAAACTCGCGAACACGGGTCTTGTCTGGTACCGCTCTGAAGTCGAGCTTAAAAAATGGAATGTTGATGTGTTGCTGAATCCAGCTGGCGCGTATGCCGCGCTCAATGATTTTGCTGCGTCAATTTCTACTGCAAAGAAATTCAATACCAAACCTGTCCCGACTAAACGTGCGGCGTTAGACCTGTTGGCCTCGGCTCACTGGATGCGTCGCCAGTACGGGAAAATCCTGAACTCTTTAATCGAATTCCATGAGGGCGACATTGAAACCGTTGTCGGCTCACTCGTCCGTGATGGAACCAAATTCACCTTCCCCGATACCTACGGCAAGTTGGTGACTCACATATTGGAGACTTAACAAATGGCTAAATCCGTTTTTGTACTTGGCATGGATATCACTTGGAACTCAGCACGTGGTGACAGTGCTCAACTGAACGTGTCACGACCTCTACGTGAAATCAACTCAGAGAAATTCAAACGCCGCACTATCGGTGAATCCGGTGATGTGAATCCCCAATGGGATCAACCTTTGATGATTGACCATGAATATGCCCTGCTGCTTGAGCGCACTGGTGCTCTCGTTCCTCGCCGTGAATACCAATTGCGCTTGGAGATTAATCCAGAAGACCCATTAGCGGGCGCTATCGTGACTGAGCTTATTCCAGTCGACCAAGAAATTAAGAAGCACTTCGAGGCTTCAATGAAACCCGTTCAAGGCTAAAAAATGTCTGTATGCGTCACCGTCGTTAACCAGTATGGCAATTTGAAAGCAACGAAAACGCCTGTTGCGGATTGCCAAGAATACGTGCTGATTTCGGCGGTGGACTACCAAGAATATAAGGAACCAGTCCTCTTCAACGGTGACTTGTTCCTGTATGTCAGTGGCGTGCTCTTGATCAACATGGTCGTTGGTCACTGGGTGGGTCGTGTTGTTCGCCTTATGAGTAAAAGGTAAATCTTATGAAAAAGCTAGAACTTGTTGTAAATAACGTAAAACACGCAGTAGTAAACAAAAAGACCGCAGCTGGCGCTGCTCTTATGGTCGCGTCTGTCTCTCCAGCGTTCGCTGAAGTCGATATTACGGGCGCAATCAACTCTGCGGTATCCGGTGGTCAAGCTAACGTATCACTGGTTGTGGCGGGTCTGATTGGTATGGCAGCACTGGGCTTTGGTGTGACCATGGTTGTTGGCTTCTTACGTCGCTAACGGCTCACCTCTATGCCTCCTTTATCGGGTAATTTACTTGGAGATGTTCTCGCTATCGTTCTAGGTGTTGCCTTTGCGGGGGCATTCCTCCACGGCTTTGTGAGTGGCATCAATACTCACTAATCAACGGATAAGGGAGCTTCGGCTCCCTTTTTTAATGGTGCAAATGTGAATAAGTCACTCTTTTTACTTTTGTTTTCGTGCTTGTTCTTATCACTTAATGCAAGCGCGGCTCAACCAACCTATAAGGTTTCAGACGTTTCAGCTTATCCAGATTGTAAGTTGCTATTGGGTATGAGAGTTAACCCTGCCTCTTATGTCTCTTGTTATGAGAATAAATTTGTTAACTACAAGGATTTTTCTACTAAGTCCTGTTATTTGAGGCATGGCAAATACGTTGTAGATATCATGTGTCACACGACCAGTCCTTCTTGGCCTCTTTATCGTGCTGCTGGATTCTTTCAAAATTCGGCTCAATGTCCGCCTGACTATGAAAAGGTAGAAGACGAGTACGTCGTGTCGTGTGAACCCATCGTTCCTGCTTGTGAGTATGGAGAGAATCCTGATGGCTCATGCATGGATGCTTGTCAGTTCAAACAGTCCATTGGCGATACGGTGAAATTGTACTGGCACCCTGCCATATACGGCGAATTGGTGACGGGCGCTTGTTACGGTGACTATGGTGCCACTCGATGTGAAGTGACTAAGAACGAATCCACCATTATTTGCACTGGCGTTCCTGATGGACAGTACACGCCCGACTCTCAATGCTCTCTGCGCTTTGCTTACACTGGACGTCAGTGTGACGGTGGCACACTTTTCTGGGGCGTGAATGGGCCTGATGAACCCATCATTCCACCGGATACGCCAGAAGACCCAACCCATGACCCCGATGACCCAACAGATGAGATTGAAGACCCAAGTGTCCTACCCGACGATTCAACCAACACGGTCAATCCCGGTGTCGTTGATGACAAGCCGGATGTAGAAGACCCTGACACGGATGAATCGACAGATACGGCAGTCCTTTCTGCTATTAAAGGGCTTAACGTGGATGTGAACAAAGGCATTCATGATCTTAACGTCGATATCAACCAGTCACACGCTGACATCACCAACGCGGTTATTGATGTGAAAGGCTCTTTGGTCGATAACACCCAAGCCATTCAAGAGCAGCAAATCAATGACAACAAGATTTATAACAACACCAAGGCACTCATCCAACAGGCCAACGGCGATATCACTACGGCGGTGAACAACAATACCAACGCGACCATTGGTATTCGTAACGATTTAAAAGGGCTTGGTGATTCAATGGGCGAACTCGATAACAGCTTAAATGCGATTGAGGGTCTATTGACTGGCTCAGAGTTTGGCACACCTACGGGCACCGCTATCACTGGCGAAATCTTCACGGCAGAAGACTTTGCCAACCTGCAAACTACGATAGATGAAAAGGCCGAATCCATCCAAGGCTATGTGGACGACATCAAAGGCTTAATCACTATCGGCACCAACTTCAACAACGGCACATTAAGCGACAAGTCTTTTAACATCAAAGGCGCAACCGTTGAATCAGGACTACAGCGTTTTGATGCGGTATCGGGTTATGTGCGCCCTGTCGTGCTGTTCATTTGTGCCTTAATCGCCCTTTGGGTTCTGTTTGGTAATCGGAGTAAATAACATGGAATACATCTACTCAGCATTAGAGTTTATTGCCAACATTGGGCAAACCTTTCTCGACTTCTTTGATGTGGCGATTGAATGGATAAAGAACGCGTTTGAATACGGCGCGATGTGGCTTATCTCAGTATGGCTCGATATCAAGATTGCCTCGATACAAATCGCGCTCAAGATTGCCCAGCTGCTGCTCGAAGAGTATGGCGTCTATACGCTTGTCGAAGACCGCTTTAATGCACTTCCCTCTGACGTCCGTTATATCTTGACCGAATACGGCGTCACCTCTGGGCTACGTGTCATCTTTGATGCGTTCGCTACGTCTTTAGTTATGCGTTTCTTTAACTGGTGATTGAATGGCTACTTCATTTCGATACGGTCACGGTGGCTCTTACAAATCGGCTTGCGCCGTGTGGTTTGACTTACTGCCTGCACTGCGTGAAGGTCGAATTTGCATTACGAACATTCATGGCATGCAGCCACTTGAAGTGATTGAACAACGCCTTGGTGAAAAGTTTCCTGATACGGCTCGGCTCATTCGCATTAGCTCTCGCAATCCTGAAGGCTTCGAGCTTTGGAAATACTTTTTCTGTTGGGCGCCCATTGGGGCGTTCATCCTCATTGATGAGTGTCAGCAAATCTTCTCGGTCAATGCAGGTTTTAAAATGGCGAACATACACAAGCGCCCTTTTACTGACTTTGAGCCTCACTTACCGGAAGGATTCTCCGAGCTGTTTCACTCTCGTTGGCTAACGATTGATACATCCAGTTTGGACAATGGCGAGATAGACGATTGCCAACGCACACGCTTTGATGAGCAAGGACGCATCATCTATCCAGAGAACTTTAACAACGCCTTTATGGAGCACCGGCACTACAACTGGGACATTGTGTTGCTCACGCCTGACTTTGCTCAAATTCCGAAAGAGTTAAAAGGTGTTGCGGAGTTGGCCAAGCAACATAAGGGGAAAGATGGGATCTTCTTTTCCAACCGCAAACCGCGCATCTTGGAGCATGACCCGACTCGAACGGTCACCAAACCAAGCAAAGACGATGTGGTTTATAACCTCAAGGTGCCGCTTGATGTCCACCTACTCTACGCCTCGACCGTCACGGGGCAAATCACTAAATCGGGGCTTGGAAAGAACATCTTTCTTAACCCGAAATTCTTAGCAGCTATGGCACTGGTCGTGCTTTCATTTGGGTACTTAGTTTATGCGCTTATTGGTATGGTTTCTGATTCTGAGACGACAACTGCGGAAGGAACGCAGCTTCATCAAACTTCGCAGCAAAGTGGCGTTTCGACTTCGCAAGGTCAAGCACGTCCTGGTCAAAGTGGTTCGCCTGGTTCTGTCATGGGTTCTAGTGGTTCTGGCTGTACGGGTGCTGGTTGCGGGAATGAGTCTTATCATGACGTAGGCACCGTTCCGGCTTGGTTCCCACTGGCAAACTCAGAAAGTATCTATGTCTCTGCGGTGGAACGTTGGCACAAAGCCACCTCGATACACGTCAACGTGCATTTTGAGGTTGTCACACCGNNCGCGCGGTGTGACTTACCTCGATGACGGATTCCTAAATAAGTTGGGCGTCAAGATGGAATATCTGGACGATTGCCTCGTCCAGCTGTCTCGAGGCGCATCCAACTTCTATGTCACGTGTTCGCCGTATGAGCAATATGCACAACGGCAAGAGCAAGATATTGAACTAAAACCCGTTGGCGGTTTGTTTAGTGGAGACGAAACCTAATGAATGAATACGTAACGCATGGACAGCTGGTTGAAATCATCGAGCTGTTTGATCATCTCTCGATAGTGAACGCCGTCATTGTGGTACTCGCGTATGACCTTGCGAGATACCTCCTAGGCAAACTGGTCGACTACTTCAATTAAAGGCACGGTGCCAGCCCCGCAGGGATAAGGAGTTGCGGAGCGACGACGAGGCACCAAGCCGCCCACNNCAACGCCTCGCTGCTGCTCCGTGGTTCGCGCCCACCATAGCAAAACCTAACCTCATTACTTAATCGGCGCGGTTAGCAGCCCAAAGCCACTTGGATGCTGCCGCCCTCCTTTCCTGCTAGAACAGCCTTGCAGAGACTATCCACACCAAAGGCGCGTTAACCTACTGGAACGCTGCATACTCACAACGTCAAAGCTTNNGTAGGGACTCCACGAGTGTCGAGCAATGCTTATTCTTCTTTTCTGGGTTCTCTCCGACGGACGCGCGGAGCAAGTGAGGACGGGCTAGGACGATTGCGCGACGTGCGGCGGGAGGTCAAACCCCCGAATCTGTATTACGGGGGTAAATTCCACCACTTCACCAGTTTTGAAACTCCATTGGAATCTAAACTAACTTTATTATGCAATTAGATTATGTTATTAGCACTATAGGTAGCGAGCGATTGAGCTCTAGGATAGACACGACACAATGGAGAAAATTATGACAAGTAATGATAACTCAGGTGTTTTAGTATATGCATCTTATGAAGAGGCTTGTAAGGCTAATAACTTACCTCTACCCAAACGAATAGAATGTGACTCTTCAAAGGTAGATCAACAAGAATTTGAAGTACTAAAGGAGTATTTTTTAAATTTATGTACAGATTTGACGCTATATAGTGAACTCTTCACTATACAAGAATCTCTTGATGTACTTCATAAATTTAATCCTTTGGTTTTTTCACATATTCAAAAAGCATATCTCGAAAAGCTATGTTTAAGTATCGCTTGTCTCTTGGACCAAGCAGAAACAGGAAAGAACAAAAACTTGTCTTTAGCTCGTATTATTAAACAGTGTGATTGCCCAAATTTGTATGCTAAGTTTCAAGAATTAAAAGAGTTGTATGCGTCGACAGGTATTAAAGAATGGCGAAGAAAATTATTAGCTCACAACGACTTACAAACATTAATGGGTACAAAACCTTTAAATTTAAAATTTGAGCATGATGATATTGAGAATATCATGGAGCTGATTCAAGAAATTATTGATGATATATCTGATCCGAAGGTTTCTACAGACATTAAGGTTGTTTTACCTCGTGATCAAGATAGTAGTGCTTTTATATATAAACTCCAATGCGCTTTGAAGAACGAAGGATAGATAGGGTTCGCTACACGTCGCATTTTTCTATGCGTTTTGCGTATCTTACTCTTGATCCTACTACCACTTAGTCGTAGCCTTTGTGCGCTAGGTTTTATATGTCAAGGATATGAAATGGCTAAGTTTTTAAATACAAGTGCTACAAACTACTACCTCGAAGAGCTTATCAAGAACGCATCGGAAAGACTGATCCTTATCAGCCCTTTTCTCAAGCTTAATGATCGCATTCGAGAGCTTTTGGAAGACAAAGACCGATTAAAGATAGACATTAGAATTGTCTATGGCAAAAGCGAACTACAACCTGATGAGATTAACTGGCTTAAAGGTCTCTCCTTTGTGCGTACCAGTTTTTGCAAAAACCTCCATGCAAAGTGCTACATGAATGAAAGTGCTTGTATCATTACAAGTTTAAACCTCTACGAGTTTAGCCAAGTAAACAATAACGAAATGGGTATCTTCATTGACCGCGATGAAGACCCCAATGTCTACAAAGATTCCTACGAGGAAGCGCAACGCATTATTCGTATTAGTGATGAAGTTAGAATCTCGTTAGAGAAAGTTCAAGCTGCTAATTTAGATACGGAATCTATTCAAAAACCTGTTACAGAGAATGAACTAATTAAACTCAGTTCTTCTAAGTTAGCTAAAAAGCATAAGCTTAAAACAGATGACTTCCTTCAGATGTGTGTAAGTAAAGGCTACTTATCTTTCGATGATGGAAAACATTCTTTAACCGAAGAAGGGAAATCGTTGGGTGGTGAGTTCAAGTACAGTAAACGTTTTGGCCCTTACTTTATCTGGCCAGAGTCATTAGAGGTTGAATAGAAAAATAAGGCTCCTATTGGAGCCTTCAATCACACTATTTTCTTTAGTACTCTTGCATACTTCAATATTTGGTGAGCAACCTTTATATCATTCGATGCACCTAACTCAAGTAAAGCAACCCCAATCAATACTTGCTGCGCAGTAACCAACTGTCCTGTTGGAAGCTCTAATCGGTCATGCCTCATTACGAAGTTTTCCCAATCTTCACTAGAGCTCAATTCCCTACCCTTATTCATCCTCATCAAGCGCTTACATTCTGGAGGTATAGATTTTCCCTTGTCCCATTCTTTGACCGTTCTCACAGTTTTCAAACAAAGTTTGGCAGCTTCTTCGACGGTTAAACCACATTCAAATTCACGAAAAATATAGTTTTTAGTCATTTCGTGATACTTCATTGAATTGCCCCTCAAAAGAGAGACATTTTATAGGATACGCATATGCAATCGCATTCAACATAAGCGCCCATAATGCGCACTAAGGGGTGGTTTGTTAACAAAGGCTAACTCTTTGATTAAGCCTTTCATAAGTGTCTGATAACCAAGCCGTAATTTTTTATTTTGTCGATTTCCATAACGCAAGTTACTTGTACTATTCGTGACGTTCGTTTTGTGCAATCAACGAAAAACCACTATAAGCCTGACCGCCACATAATGTTGCGTTCGGTAACGCCCAAAACAACAAGAAAAATAATTTTAGTCAGTTATTCAATATGCGAGCGTTGTCATGTTTCACGAATCATTCCGCACACTCTTTTGGCGTGAGTTTACCTCCATCAAGCAAGGCGCTGAATATTTTCACGTATCCAAACCCACGATTACTCGTTGGCTTGATGGTACGGTTCCTATCAATCCAATGGCAGAAAAACTATTGTTGATTAAGGCGCTTGGTTACTTGCCTAATGATTTGCGTTGGTCTGGGTTTCGTATCTGTGAGAAACGAGCTGTGTTTATCACGCCATCCGGTCGTGAGTTCAGCCCTAAAGAATTGGAAAGCTTTGTGTTCTGGCGTGACGAACATCGCCAGTTTGTAGAAATGTACGGACACTTTGAGTATCCCAAGGTTTATCCTGCAAAAGAAAATGTCTTACCGTTTCGTGGCGGCCGTCGAATGAAAGCCGCCGAGTGGATACCAAGTAAGTTGAAGTAAGTGTTAGTCGCTGATGGCTTTTTTTAACTTTCTAAGCTCTCGGTTAGCTTTAACTACATCTTCATCATAGTCATCATAGCGAGAGTCATCTTCAATCGATGTGCCTGCTGCCGGTGCGGAACTTAAGTGAGACAGTGGTTCTTGATATGTACCTACTAGAGAGTTAAACGCTTGGTTTAGCAACGCTTGTCGTTCTGTTTCGGACATTCGTTTTTTATAACCAGTTGCATCCTGACTTTCGCGAATCAAAAATTGAGCAAAAGTTTTATAGAATGGGTCGGAAAAACTATACTTATGGGAGTCTTCATCAAATTTAAGTAACTCCCCAAACTCTTCTTTACATAGTTCTTCAATAGCTTTCTCTAATGCTTTTTTCTTGACTGAAAATTCGTTATGAACAGCCGCATCAACAATTTCGGCAAGGCTTGCACCAGAAGTATCTTTACTAGACATGATATATAGAACTTCTTGAGAATTATTAACCTTGAAAGCTTTGTCAAATGCGCGCTTGATGGTATCTGATTCAATTTCTAAATATTCACGTTGAGCATAATTCATATGCT